TGATATAGTTGATTTTGTTACTATTAAATACTTGAAGAAAGATGTAGAAATGATGTTTAAGCATCATTGGAGAGTTTACGCAAAGAAACAAACAAATCTAAATATATAATAATGGAATTTAAACAATTTTTAGAAATAAGTAAAGAACGACAATACAATAGTATTCGTAGAACATTTAAAAAACTAGGTTATTATTTCTTTGAGGAAGGTGATTATAATCTAAATGTTGTAGCTATTAGAAATGTAGATGATTTTAATTCTACTAAATTCAATGATGTTGTAGCTGTAGCATACCTTATTGATGGTATTAAACAAGTAGATATATTTAATGCTACTACTGACCCTGGTAAAACATATAGAACTAAACCTATAAATAACAAAGGTACTGCTATTCTTTTACCACAACAAAGTATAACTGGTTTGAAGCTAGGTAAACACAAAGGTTATGAGGCTTTAGTTCAAAATAGACCATTTAATGTAATACGTGATAATGATAGAAATATATTACTATCTGAGTTATCAAAATATACAATGGATGAAATAAAATTACTATATGACATTAAACCTATTAGTTCTAATGAAAGTATAATATATAATAAATCTGGTATAAAAATTGCTAATATAGAATTTGGTAGATTTGGTATAAACTTTCATAGAGCAAGTAGGTGGAAGATATTAGAATATATTGGTTTATATAGTGCTGGATGTATTGTTCAACAAGACTCATATAGATACAATAAAGTATTTATGAAATTAGTAAAGAGGTCGGTTAAACTATATGGTAGTATGTTTACTATGACACTGATAACAAATGATAAATTACATTAATATGATGTGGTCAAAGGTACTTAATAATATAAATATATTAGTTAAACTTTTAGGAGGTAGTGCAATATTATTCTTAGCTCTTTTAGCAAAGTGTAATAGTGATGAAGCCGATATGTATTTAAGACGTATTGATGAAGTACGTGAACTACACACTAAAGATATAAATAGTAAAGGAGATACTATTTATGTAACTAAAATGGAATATTACACAAAAGATAACATTAGGGATAGTAAAGACCCTGTTATAATTGACTTACTTAATCAATTTGATAATTTAAAATTACGTAAAGTAGAAACTTTAACTAAAACTAATGCACACACTAACGTTAAATATATTACTCGTACTGTTAGAGATACTATTGTTATACATAGCGGGGATACTATTAGGACTTCTGAATTTGAAAATTTTGATAATGGTATTCTATCAATCACGAGAATTAAAGATGATACTACTCCTGACAGTAGTTATTATGAATATGATTATAAACCTAGTTTATACCTTGCTATAAGTTGGCATAAAGCAGGTAAATGGAGATTTCATAATATATGGAAATGGAGACCTAAGGTATGGAGTGTTGACATATCTAGTAATGATACTAATTTAACATTTGAAGATACTAAATTTGTATATATTGGTAAAAAGAAAAATTAATAACTTAAAATAATAAAAGATGAATGGTGTAAGAATGGTTCCTAGTATATCTGCTATATTAGCTGAAGATTGGTATATTGTAGAATAATAAACTTACTATGCTTACTGCACAGATAGTAAGTCTTTTCCCGTGGCTCGTATCATAATTGGTACGGGCTTTTTCGGTGAGAAACATTAAATATATAATATAATGCCTAAATCAGATGATTATACTACAGATTATGTAGCTAAAAAAACACCAGGAGAACGTGGTGTTACACGTAGATATTTAGCAGTAGCTTTATTAATATTTGCTATGATATATGGTGCATATGCCATTGTGATGAATAAAAGTATGAATGAGGTCTACATTAGTACTATAATTGCCACAGGTGGTGGTTTATTAGGTATTGGTAGATTTGGTAAAAGCTAAACTATGATAAAAATACAAAGAAGTAATAAGATATATTACAGAGATGTAATACGTACGGAGAACGCATATACGATGCCTATAACTGAACATATATTTATAGTTAAATTATTTGGTATTGTAATATATAAAAATGTGACTATTGATGATGTTAATAGTAAGAATTATTTTGAAGTTAATGGAGAAGATGAAACTAAGATAGGTTTCTAGTACTCACTTTTTCTTTTACGGGGGAATTAAAATAAAGCATATGGATATAAGAGATTATCAAAATATAAGTATGGAAGTAGCATTTCCAGATGTGCCGGAAGATGATAGAGTTCCTGTAATAGATTGGTACAATGCTGACAAAAGTAAATATCCAAAAGCTAGTGAAACAATTAATCCTAAAACTAATAGACCTTATATAGATGAGGATGATGATTTTCTTGTATCACCTGAAGGATATTTTCTATTAAATGAAGATTTTGTATTTGTTAATACACATCATTGGAGAGAAGCTGGAGATAGATTTGAACAAACTGGCTCATATATTGATGCTGTTATTGATAGTTATGAATATAATAAGTTTCGTGAACAAGAAGAAGATAGACGTGATAAAGGTCTTCGTAGAAAATGTAAACTATATAAGAAAGATGTTGAGGCATATAATGCTACACCTAAAGATAAAAGATGGAAGTATGTTCATGAAGTAACTATTACAGGTGAACAATATAACTTTATTAACTATGGTCGTATGAAAGTTACTGACGAAAGTTCAATAGAGTTTGGTAAAATGTTTGCTAAAAAGAAAATTGGTATAGCTCGTTTTTTCTATTCACAATATTGGTGGACTAAGGCAAAACTATTTGCTACAAACAATGGTTTTAATCACGTAGTAGTTAAATCAAGACGTGCTGGTTGGTCTTATCAAGAAGCTGTAGATACAGCTAATATAGCAAATTTAATACCATATTCATCTCAACTTCTAACAGCTTATGATAAGAAGTATCTTACAGATAAAGGTGCAATAGCTGATATGGCTAAAACCCAACTTAATTTCTATGAGAAATATACACCATTTAATAGATGTGGTAGACGACCTGATGGTAGTGCAGTTGGTTTATTAAAGAAAGATTTAGAAGAACAAATACTTGGTTATAAGGATAAATCAAATACTGATAGTGGTTGGCTTAGTAGTATTATGGCATATAGTTTTGGACCAGCTAACCCTGATGTTGGTATTGGTAAAGATGCTATTAGAGTTAAAGTAGAAGAAATGTCTAATGCTCCAAACTTTAGTGCATTTGCTGATGTAACAATTCCAACATTAACTGCTGGAGCATTTAAAACAGGTCTTTTCTTAGGATTTGGTACAGGTGGTTCAACAGAGGGTGATTGGCTTGCTTTTAAAGATTGGTACTATAATCCTAGCGCATATGATGCAATGGAATTTGCAAATGTTTGGGATCCAAATGCTATGATGTCTGCTGTAGGATTTTATAAACCATATCTACAAAACCTTGAAGGATTTGACCAAAGAGGAGTTCCTGGATTTGATGTATATGGTAATCCAAATTATGTTGCAGCAACTAATATATTTATAGAAGAACGTAAACGTAAAAAAGAAAATCCAAAGACTACACATCATAATTATTTAGTATATTGTGGACAGTTTTCTAATATGCCTTCTGAAAGTTTTGCTGTATCTAAGGAAAATATGTTTAGTTCATATGAGTTAGTAGAACATAAAAAACGTGTTGAAACAGATGATACATTACATTTTCATAGAGATGGTTGGGTTGTTAGAGATACTAATGGTAAAGCAATATTTAAAACTAATACTCAATTAAGAAATGAAGGACATGAAATACATAGTTATTTACCACATTATAAATTTAGTACAAGTGATGATTTATATGGATGTGTAAGAGAATGGTATCCTCCTATTCGTGATGAAAGTGGTAGAATACCTGATGGGCTATATCGTATATATTATGATGGTGTTGCAATAGATAAAGATATAAAGACTATGAGAAGTGATAGTTCTTTAGATTCTGTTATAGTTGTAATGGTAAATAATAACTTAGTTCCAGGTGGAGGTGAGATAATAGTTGCAAGATATATTGGTAGAACAGGTGTATTAGAAAAAACCAATAGATTGATATTAGATTTAGCAGATTATTATAATGCTAAAGTTCTACCTGAAATTGATAGGGGTAATTTAGTACAAACATTTAAACGTTGGAGAAGACGTGATAGATTAGTTGGAACACCAATTCATGTATTTGATATTAAACAAAAAGATGGTGCTGAGGTATCATATGGTTTACAGATTGGTGGTGGTACTAAGAAAGCTGATGGTTTACAGTATTTTAAAGAACTTTTATATACTAAGCGTGGAGTAGATGAAAATGCCAATCAATTATATAATTTTCATTTCATTTATGATATACCTTTATTAGAAGAACTATTATTGTGGAACCCAGAAGATAACTTCGATGGTGTATCAACAGGTATTTTATGGGCTTATGATAGACAAGAATTAATAATGAAAAATCATAAAGCTAAAAAGAAAAAGAAAAAAGGTAATAGTGTTTTCAATAGAGAGTGGTATTGATAATCTTATTATTATTCATATATTTATTAGTATAAATTAAATTCATACAGTATGGACAAACTTAATAACAAACAATATAGTGTTAATCAAAGACCTAATCAAAGAGTGTCTAATGGTGAGAAACAACAAAAGAGTTGGTATATACCTAATGGTGAATGGACTATAAATCAATGTATAGCTCATAACACAGATAAAGATATATTAGAGAGTATGTACAATGTTGCAAATGGTATTATAAATGTTAAAGATTATGAACGTGTAACTAATCCTTTTCATAGTGATAATCCAAAACTTAAACACTTTCCTGCAACAATGCGTAATCATGATATAATAGGACCTATTCTATTACGTCATATAGGAGAATATATAAAGTCTGATTTTAAACCTATTGTAGGTATTAATAATGCAGATGTTATAAATAAGAAAATGGAAGCCAAAAAGAAGTTTATGGAACCATTTGTAGATAGATTAATAGCAGATACATTATTCGATAAAGAAGATACTAGATTTAATCTACCTAATGCAACTAAAGATGGTGAACAACAACCATCTATTGAAAAGGCTGAAGAAGAGTTTGAAAGTAATTGGAAAGACAAACGTGCTATTGAAGGTCAAGGCGTACTTAATTATCTACGTGATAATTTAGATTTAGATAATATGTATATAGATAGTTATGTACATTGGTTAATAGCTGGTCAATTCTATACATATAGAGATGTTAAGTTTGATAAAGTTGTAGCTTCATCAATACATCCTTTAGAATATTATCCTATACTTAATGGTTCAGATTATATAGAAGATACTAATATGGGTATGCGTAAGTTTAAAATGTCTATGCACGATATAGTATCATATTTTAGAGATGTACTAGATTTAAAAGATATAAAATATATAGAGGATGTTATATTAAAGAATGATTATCATACTTCCACAATAAGTTTAAGTAATGCTATTATCGCAGATAGATATGGTAATGCTTATGAGTTCTTTAAAAATAAATATGGTGATAGGGATGCTGATGTTAATATATGTGATAATGATGGTTTAACTTGGGTTTATCATTATGTATTTACTACATATACTAAAATACAGATTCTTGTATATGAAGACCAACTAGGTCAAATGAAGAAGAAAGAAGTAAGTGCTGATTATAAACTTAATAGAGAAGCTGGTGACCTTCATTTAGAATCTGAATGGGTTAATGAAATGTGGAATGGTTATCGTATTGGTGATGAAGCTCTTGGCTTATATACTATACCGCAACCTGTAACAGCACAAAGACATGAAGTTAATAATACATCTAATGTAAAGAATCCATATGGTGGAAAAGGATTTATGTATAATGGTTTAATGAACCCTAGTATAGTAAGACCTTTAATACCTTATCAAGTTATCTATAATATAATTCATTATTATCGTGAAATGGCTATTGCTAAAAATCAAGGTAAGATACTTGTATTACCAAAAGGTTTATTAATTGATGATGATGAAATTAGTCAAGAGGAGGCAGTATATTATTTAAAGGCTGATGGTAAACTTTATGTAGATGAAACAGCAGATGGTTTTAATGCATCTCAACAAGCTATTAGACAACTTGATTTAAGTGATGCACAGTATATACAATCTCTAAGTCAAATATTATTAGAACTTAAAGGAGAAGCTTGGGAAGTTGTTGGAATGAATCGTCAGAGATATGGTGATACATATGCTAGTGATGGTAAAGGAACAACTGAACAAGCTATATATAGAGCAGCTATGGGTACAGCTCCTATAACAGAAGTATTTAATCAAGCCAGAAATAAAGATTATATGGCTTTAATAGATAATGCTAAAGTAGCTTTCTTAGATGAAGACGGTGGACTTAAACCACTAGGTAGCTATCTTAATGATGATGGTCGTCTTGAATATCTTTCTATATATCCTAAACAATTTATGGAAAGTGAGATTGGTTTATATGTTGCAAACTTTAGTCGTGATAAAGAAAAGATAGAACAATATAAACAAGTTGCTTTTGCAGCTAGTCAAAATGGTGCATTTGAACTTGGTTTAGAAGCTATTGAATTTGAGAACCCACATAAGTTAAAGGAGGTGTTAAAGAAATGGAGAGCAGCTGAAGATGCTAGAGTGCAACAGGCTCAACAAGCACAAGCTCAACAAGCTAAAGAATTACAAGATAGAGAAGACCAACGATTTATGACTGAACAAGAAACTCAACGATATACAGCAGATGTTAAAGCTAAAGCTACAGTTGATGCTGCAGCAGTTAGAGTTGAAGTTACGGCATTACAGAATGAACAAAAAGATGCTGAGGTTAATGCTAAACAACATATTGAAGAAGCTAAAACACAAAGTAAAGAAAGAACTGATAAATATAAAGCAGACAAGCAACATTTATCGGTAATGAAAAATAAAAATAAGTCGAAATAAGGCAAATATTTAACGTATAATGGTATATTTTATTGATTTAATCTATATCATTAAGTAAATTGAATATGTTATTATACGTTGTTTATATAAGTAATAAAGTATATATTTAAACTAATTAAATTATTTAACTATGGCAATAGAAGATATTAAAACAAGTGATGGAATAGGTGGAGATAACCTTAATCCAAATGATGTTATATCATTGAATGACTACAAAGATTTAACTATTACTGATGACAATCGTTCAGTACTAACAGAAGCAGGTATTGCGGGGTTTGACAAAGAGGGAAATGCAGTAGATGATAAAGGAGACGTTATCCTAAAATCTGGAGCATATCAAAAAGAAGACTTTGAACAACTTAGTAAAGATGATTTCTTAAAGAAATATTTTGAATCTACTGATGGTGATGGTACAGGTTCTGATGGTGATGGTAATAACACAGGTTTAAACCCTGATGAATTAGTAGAGGGAATAGAATTACTAATAGGCGATAAAGAATATAAAATAGACGCTAATGGTAATGCTGTTAGTGAAGATGGCACAAAAATTGAAAAAGATAAGTTATTAGAAATGGTTAAAGAGGATAGTAATAATCCTAATGACGAAGATTTAATAACTAGTATAGCTAAAGTTGATGGATATGATTTACAGGATGAGAATGGAAATCCTTTAACATTTGAACCAACTCCAGAAGGGATAGCTAAACGTACTCAATATATAGTTGAGAATGAAGTTGCTAAAAGAACTGAAAGTACAATTCAAGATTTCCTTACTAAACAACCTGAATTAAATAGTGCTTTTCAATATTTAAGAGTACATGGTTCATTGGATGGATTTGCAAATCATGTAGATTATTCAAGTATGACTTTAGATAAAGATGATAAACAACAACAACGTGAACTTGTAATAAGTGATATGGTAGCAGTTGGTAAATCACGTCAAGAAGCAGAAGATTATGCTAAATTTATTGAGGCTAATAATAAACTTTTTGATACAGCTGACTTAGTACTTAAGAAAAAACAAGAATTACAAGGTAAAGAACTAAACGACGCTAAAGCAAAAGAACAAGAGCAAATAAGAGCTCAAGAAGATTACTTTAAAGAAGTTCAAGCCAAAGCTGACCAAGTTATAAAAGAGGGTAAAATATTAAATTATAAACTACCTTTAAACTTAAGAGTTAAAGATGAGAATGGTGCAATTAAAACTGTACCTCGTGATGAATTTGCTAAATACCTTTTTGAACCAGTTACACCTGAAGGTTATACAATGGCTCAATTAAAGCGTATGGAATACAATAAGTCAATAGATAATTTAATATTTGATGACTTACTTATGTTCTTAGGTATGGACACAAATCAATTAACTCTTGCTGAACAAGAAGATAATAGAATTAAAACTATTATTCGACGTAAACAAGATAATGCTAATGCTCAAACAATTAGACTTAAACCTAAATCAAGTCCTATTGAAGACATTAAATTATAAAATTAAATAAACCAAATTATTAATAATTAAATATTAAATCGTATGATTAGAGAATTGCAAACTGACCAATACAATAGTCAAGGATATACTGACGAAACTGCATTGGCAAGACTTATGTTATCTCAACCAGACCGTATAAGTAGAAAACTTACACGACTTTGGGCAGAAGATAAATATGCTAGTAAATTTAGCTTTCTAGCAATGACAGAGGGACAGAATAATGTTAAGTACACTAACGATGTTCAATACACTTGGGATGTAATGGGTATGATGCCTCATACAGCAGAAGTTGTATACAATCCAAATACATCTACTCAAGCAGGTATTGGAAATAGTTACTTTAAAGTTGTATTCCCTAATAATTGGGTAATTCCACAATATGGTCTTTTAGCTCCTGATGGAACAACTCACGCATATGTTCATGGTGAACCTGTTGCATTTGATAATGGAACTGTTCAAGGTGAAGAATATACACTAGAGCTTAAAACTACTGACCCAACTGCTTTCGTAGACCCTAGTCTATTAGAGCCAGGGAGTGTTTGGATTATGACTGCTCCACACGTTGAGGAAAGTGGTTCTATTGGTAACCGTAGTAATGTTATGGCACCAGGTAAAATGACCAATCAAACTTCATTTAATAGATACTCTAAAGTTATTCAAGGTAACTTGGCTAACAAAGTAGTTCCTATTCAGTTTGATGGAAGTGAAACTTATAGTGGTGAATCACAATCTCTTTGGATAAATGAA